GAAGTATGCCCCAAGTTCACTGTAAAAACTCCACCAAAGATCAACTACAGCGATGAGACGCCACTGCCGGTCAGCAAGCTTGAATTCACAAAGCCAAACCCAGAAGTCTGCGAGTTCGAGGTTGAGCTTGAACTGTACTTAAAAAATACATGCGTACCGAAGTTCAAAGTCAAGTCACCTGACTTAAACCCCTGTTATTACGGCAATGAGAGCGAGTTCGCCACCTGCGGCGACCCCTACTACGAAGTGCGTATAGAGCCGTCGGGCACGTCTGGCTCGTGCGAATACACTGTCCAACTCTACGTCAAAGACAGAATCTATAAGCCGCCACCGTGCCCGCTGTTCACCATAAAACAGGTAAAAATTAACGACGCTGATGGGCAATCGGGCCCGTCTGGTGTGTTAACAATCGAGCCAACGCCTGACAATACTGACGCACAGTGTAAATACGACGTCGACCTCGAATTGTGGTTAAAAAAGGGCTGCGTACCGACTTTTAAAGTCAAGCCGCCAGTTCTCAACCCTTGTTATTACTCTACTAGGAGTGAGTTCGACACCTGCGGCGACCCCTACTACGAAGTGCGTATAGAGCCGGAGTCGACCCCAAACGATGACTGCAAATTCACTGTAGAACTCTACGTCAAAGACAGAATCTATAAGCCGAAAGTTATTTGCGACGAATTTTTTGACGCGGGCGTAAAAATTGAAGTTGCGTCTCCCGGCGGGTCGGGTAGCGGGACGATTAAAATCACGCCACGCATACCGACAGATTCAGATGCGGCCGAGAATTGCACATACGACGTAGAGCTAACGCTAAAACTGCCGGAATCGACGGCTACTGGCCCGACAGGTCCCACAGGGCCCACAGGTCCCACAGGTCCCACGGGGCCTACGGGTGCAACTGGCCCGACTGGCCCGACAGGTCCCACAGGGCCCACAGGTCCCACGGGACCCACGGGACCCACAGGGCCCACGGGACCCACGGGACCCACAGGGCCCACGGGGCCTACGGGTGCAACCGGCCCGCGTGGTGCAACGGGCCCGCTAGGCCCAACGGGCCCTCTCGGTGCTACTGGCCCTCAAGGTTCTACTGGCCCTCAAAGTACAGGTCCACTTCCAGTAAGCGGCATTGTAACCATCGGCGGAGGTCTCGGCTCCGGGACCGTGAGCGGCACGACAGCCAACATGTCGATAAGCATTTCGCTGGCAACAACGACATGCCCGCAAGCGTTTACTGCGTTGCCGATGACAGCGGAAGAATCGGAGGCCGCCGCCGATCAACCACTGTTAGAGCAAACTGACTATATTCATACGCCAGAAGATACAATTAAGGCAGAACAATCAGATGCCGAAAAAATGATTAAAACGCTAATCGCGGCCCTAGACGCGAATCCACAACTGCGAGCCGCCCTAAAAAATCGACTTTTAACCGACGAGTAAACCATGGCCACAGATGACGAAAAAGAATATGACGACCCCATGTCGCCAAACTATGTGCCGAAGGCCGGCGAAGAATACGGCATTCTAGACGGTCCCGCCGATGTGCCCGTGCTGCAAAATACGGTAACAGGACCCACCTATGATGCATTTAACGCCACAAATTTTACCGCCACCAATCCGCCGCCTGTTTTAAACTCTACTTCGGTTACGCAGGGAGCGACTGGAGCCGCCGGAGTGCCGGGTACAGACGGGCAAAATGGTCAAGACGGGGCTTCTGGTGCTACGGGGGCTACCGGAGCGACAGGTGCGACCGGCCCAAGAGGGCCGACGGGACTTACTGGCGTGGCCGGGGTCACCGGTCCAACCGGGATTACCGGGGCTACAGGGCCTACTGGCTTTACGGGAGCCACCGGCCCGACAGGCCAAAGAGGGCTTACGGGCGACCGCGGGGCAACAGGGGCGACGGGTGCAACTGGAGCTACTGGTGTCACGGGGCCCAAGGGGGCTACCGGACCAGCGGGGACAACTGGACCGACGGGTGCGACTGGCCCTACGGGTCCTACTGGCCCTGCAGGTCCTACTGGTCCTACAGGCCCTACGGGCCCAACTGGTCCCACGGGGCCCACTGGGGCTTGCGGTCAACGTGGAGCGACAGGAGCTACCGGTGTTGCTATAGTAACGCCGCAGTTTATTTCGAGCCTAATCGCCGAAATATACTCAAACGCGAGTTTACGGCAGGCAATTGTTGCTGTGTCTAACGGGGCAACAGGCCCGGCTTGAGAACCGCTATAGCCGACACAAACGCGGAATGGTGAAAAGATGGCGACAACAAGTCGATTCTCTATCGGTCGAGACACGCTCATTCGATACGTTTTTGAGCCGGATTTTTTCCAAAAAGTACCAGAAGTTTTAGACCTCGAACCCGCATTTAATCATTGCCGCGAAACGTATAAAACAGAACTCGAAAAAAAGGGCTGCTCATGTCGAATGACTACAGAGTGGGCCAAGGATTGTTTGACACAAATGCTCGACCGTGTAGACGCGGCTAAAAAAACAAATCACGACCTCGTACGTAACTTCATTCGGTGCGTCGGAAAGTACAGCGACGGAGCCGACGTCGATTACGTTGGCGTAACAGTTATTCACGACAAAACGTACGACATCTTTGTAGACACGACGCCACAAGAAGAAAATACAGACAATGCAAACATTTAGCCCCACAAACTCTAAGCTCTTTCACGGTAATCGGCCGTTTGTGCTGGCCAACGGGAAAGACGCCGCAGCAATCAAGATTAGACTGCGTGACAACGACAACGACCCGATTGCGTGGCGGCAAGTCGAACTCGTGGCCGAGGGTCAAAACGTCATCGTACAGCAGCCGGGTCTGACGCAGGCAGACGGAACTGCGGTAGGTTATATCACGGCTACGACACCCGGCGTGATCGCCATCAAAGCCCGAACGCTCGTGTCCAACATGGGCACGATGATCGACGAGGAGCAGCTTTCATCGCCGGAAGCTCTGCAGCAGATTGCCAACTCGTCTGCCGGGGCTGCGTGGTTCGCTGAGCCCGTCACCATCACGTTCTTCTCGCGTGACATCGAGCCCAGCATGCCCATTCAAGAAACGGGCAGGAACGTGCATCTGGAGTGGGCTGTCAGCCGGTATGACATTAACGACATCGACGGCATCCGCGTGCGGATCACCGCTACAGAAGCCACAGGCATGCCCACGAAGATATTCGCGTATCAGATGCTTCCTGTCCGTCCGGGCGGCACCGAACAGGTCGCGACGTTTGACCACATCTGCTCGTCAGTCGACCTTGAAGAGTACCCGGAAGACCAAGCCATCCCCAACAGCCGGCCGGCGTGGTTTCGGTTAAATTACGTAGACGTCATGGTGCGATCCCGCGACGAAGCCCGTGAGTTTATCAACAGCGTGCTTGAAGACGTGCAGATGCTGAAAAATACGCTCGACGTCGCCGAAGACCTTCTTCCCGGCGGGGACGTGTGGATCGGCACGCCGCCTGACGTTACATCCCCACCTCCGTGACCAGTCACACAGCAAGGAAGCTACCATGGCCAGTATTGTTGTTATTGAAGACAGCACCGTCGCCTCGCTGATCATGAACCAAAAGATCGCTGAGTCGATCCCGTGCCTGACTAACAAAAAGGGCCTGCTTGGAAATGCCAGCAACGGCTGCGGGTCCTGTGCCCGTAAACGGCAGCAAAAGGTCCGCGAAGAATACGCCAAGATTAAATCATGTCTGGCGGCGATGAGCCCTGAAAAAAAGGCCGAACTGAAAAAGCATTTGAACGCCGAGCAGATTCGCGTTGTCTTCGCAAACACCGGCGGCAAGACAGTCCAGATGACATTCTAGACCTGCTAAATTCTGACCAAAATCGCGGCATATTAAGTACGCCCCCGTTTGTTATTCGGAGGTGAACTTTAACCACGAGGTGTCAGATGCAGTCTGAAACGAAGAAAGCAATTCTGCTCCGTTCGGCCCGCTCGCCCAGCTTCTCGGTTGTGCCCGAGCACGCGATCAAGATGTTCGATCGCGTGATCGAGCAGACGAGTGCTGAAGCGATCGCGGCTCACCCCGACGACCGGTGGGGGCAGATCGATTACTGGAAGGGCGAGATTCTTTCTCGCGTCCTTCCCAAGCTCCGCGGCATCGTGACGGTGTACTACCACGAGTACATCGCGTCGTTGCTGCGTGGCGACGAGGCCGAGATCGGGGACGACCCGTACGGCTTCGAGGATCGGGCGTACAATCCGCACGCGGAAAGTGTTGCTCAGCGTGACGCCTACTTGGCGTGCACGGCGTCTCTCGCGTGATGTTTTACGGCTGTGCCTAGCCGGGACATTTACCCATCAAGGGTATTTGCTCCCGGCTAGGCACGTGCCGGCTGGTGCTGTCTCTTACGTATCAGACTTTTCCTTAGCTATTAGAATCTCATGGCCAAAATCAGCAGAAAATTAGACATCAAAAAGCCGGACAAGATGCCGCCGTTCGTCATGGCTGAGCCAAACGACGACGCGGCCGCTTTCGGATGGTCGCTCGACCGGCTGCGATATCCATCAGAGGATTCGACCAAAGGCGACGTATGGCCCGGAGCACCTGTCTTCCAGATTGAGGAAGAGAATGATCTGCGAGCGATCTACGGTTTCAACATCGAGTTCGTAAACCCAAAGTTCGTGCAGGTCATGCTCGACAACAGCCAGAAAGTACGAACCGCGGCTGAGAAATGTGCCACGGCAAAGTACAGCCCCGAGTCCAGAGCAGAACTGCGGAAGGTTATTATGGCCGAGTTTCGGGATACGATCGTCCCCGAGATGCTGGCCCGGTTTAAAAAAGTGGCCAATCTGGTGGCCGACTTTTACGCCGCCAGATTGGCTCACCTTATGACGTACGGACCAGAGGAGGACTAGAGCGAGGCCAGCACGGTGAAGTCGCGGCGATAGCCGGCGACCGGACCACGCTTGCCCATGAGAAGCTCGTCGTCGGTCTTGCCCTCGCCGTCGACCGGGTACGGACCGCCCACGTTAGAAACGCCGGGCTTGTTGAACCCAAGTTCCGCGGCCTTCTTCACTACAATGTGAGCAGTAGACGCGTCGAGCAGTTCTTCGATACTATTGCCTTCAACAACGAAATCGGCACGGCCGGTTGTGACCTTCGACAGATCATCAAGAATGGAAATCATGGAAACCTCCTCGGAAGAAAAAAGACTGACGTTCGGTATGGTAACCCGGGCATTGAAACTGAGCAAGTTGCAAATCCGCACGCTCTTTTTAACGGCCTTACGGGAACCCATGCCCAAGGACGAAGACCTAGTCCGAGACAACGATCCGTTTCTCATGGTTCTGGTCTTCGCCGAATTGCTTGAGCGGCTGGCGTTCCTGCTCCCAGAGCAACGGTCGGCGATTTTGACAGAAATATGGGTCGACCTGTTTAACACGGACGCCTGCAATAACCAGTTTAACCAGATCGTGTTTGTCGACAGCCAGTTCTGCACATGGACCGGCGAGACCGGGTTTTTAGACCTGACCAGCGGTGAATGGGCGGACGAATTAACTCATCCGGCCATGGAGACGATCGGGTACAATCTAAATGAACTGTACCGCCGCGAAAAACTGCGGATCGAAAAAAGGAGCGGGTTTCATGTCAAAAAGCATAGTGCAGGAAGCGTGGAAGAGCCGGGAGACCTTCGCCTCAGTCTTGCTGACGATGTTCATCGACCGGTTCGGCTTGGAAGCCCTGTCGTGGGACCCGACGACGATCTCGATGGAAATCGAGGATGAGTTCGATGTCGATCTGCCGCAACTGGCTCTCGACAAGCTCATGGTCTCAATCCAGATTCTCACGACGGATCGTTTCTACAAAAGCCTTCCCGACTTCATCTCGTTCTGCAATGTGCTGTCCGGCGACCCCTACCGCCCAGACATGTGGGACCCCGCAGACGCCGAAGAGGTCGCGTGGGGTGTCACCGAAGCCCTGCTGATCTACCCGCCGGAAGACGATGACCCGGAACCATTTACGGACGAAATTCGAGCCTACATCGGAGCCGTGCTAGACTCGGAAGGTCTGGTCAATCCGCCGGACATCCTGCGGATCGCTTTGCGGCAAGCTCGTGTGTCGCCAGCGATCGGGGATTTCTCCGACGATCCCATGATGTTCAACGCCGTATATGATCTAGAGGAAGGCAAGCGGCAGGACATCGAACAGTCGATTCGGTTCCAGACAAAACTTCTCGTGGCTCAGTTACGAGCCTTAAATCTCAAAAATGGCTCAGCGGAACAAGTAGCAGCAATGCTCGAAAACGCCGCTGGCTGAAAGGCAAGCTGTGTTAGTCCTGTCGCGTAAGAAAGACGAAGACATCCTCATTCAAACGCCAGAGGGTCGCGTCGTCACGATTCGTGTCGTGGAAGTGATTGGCGAAAAAGTTCGACTTGGGTTTATCGCTGATGATTGCGTGACGATCATGCGTAGCGAACTCGTAACCCCTAAAGAGGCTGACCATGGGCTGGAACGACCGGCTCCCGGAGGACCCTTACACCCCGCCTCCTGAATACTATCAAGCCAGAGACGAGTATGAGGCGTGGCTAGACTATATTGAAATGCGACTGGCCGAGGAAGATAAAACCGGCCTGACATCGCAGAATCTCGACCCGGCAACTCTGTCGGGCCAGCCGCAGCCGAGCATGTTGCATCGGCTATGGACACGTATCACGGGCAACAAACATGGCCAAGAAAAAGAAAGCCGCCAAAAAAGTCAGCGTCAAGAACCCGCCGATCAAAATACCCAACTTGGTCAAGAAGATAAAAGCGGACAAAAAGAAGAATCCGAAACACTTCCTTTTTAAAGAACTGTATTCTTCGCTTGAAGGCTTGACCGAAATGGCCGCCAGTGCCGACATGGAAGCCTTGCCAAAAGTCGAGCTAGAGTTTTACGCCAATACGTTAACGCACCTGTTGTTAACGCTGAAATTCAGACTCGACGCCCTGACCGGGTCGAAGGTGCGGTTCAAGCTATAAAAAAAGCACCCGGCGTCCTGCCGGGTGCTCCGCATTCCAGTCCTTGGATTGCTTAATGCTGTCCTTGCAAATAATGGGCTGGCGACCCGACCATGTGCCGTCGCCGCCGTTCCTTGCCGCGGGGCGTAGTCTAGCGATCGCCGGCGGAGCGTCAATACCAAAAAAACACCCGGCTGATTGCTCAGCCGGGTGCAATGGACGACCCTATCGAGACGCCAGATTATGTTGACTATTCTGCCTGCTTGGCCAACTCGAACAGCCGTTCAAGCGGCAGCAAGCTTTCGGCAGCTTTTGTGCGAACAACAGCGGCTAGTTTGTTATCCTGCATGAGCCGATCAAGCGAAGCTGCCATGCCGCGGTCTAGCGTCGGAACAATCGAGGCCAGCTTGTCGCGGTCAAGGAACACGCCGCCAGCACTGACAGCATCGGCGAAATCATCGCCCAGCCAGTTGCGGACGTCGTCTAGAGCGAGCTTTTCGAGGTCTTCAAGAGCGTAGACGTTGCCCGTCGTGGTCTCGACGTTCTGGCTCATGAAGTCGCGTGCGGCCTTCTCGGTTACCGCGAACAGCACTTCTTCAGCACGGGGCAGGCCGCCAGCATCATACAGCCGGTACAGGTGGTTTTCGCGGTCGAACTCGTCGACTACGGCCGCCAGCTTGATTCGCGTCTCGTGCCCGCGAGCCTGCTCGGGATTCTCCTCGACCACAGACGCCAGCTTCATCATCTCGACGGCAGCCGACTGATTGCTTCGCGTGACGAGCTTGGCACGGTCGCGAAGCATGTCAGCCGCGACCTTAGTGGCACAGGCACCGTAACCGGCGGTCAGAGCCAGCACGTGCTCCTGCTCGGAAATGTCAGCATTATGCTCAGCGGCTTTTTGCAGAATCTTCTCGGCGATCGTGTTGCGGTCATCGAAGACGAACTCGTCCCGCCACTTCTCAAAACCGGCGGCAGCGTACTTCACCTCCGTGGCGTTCCGCAGCGGCCAGTGCCGCTCTTTCACGCCATCCGCACCCGACCAGACGATTGCAAATTGGTCGTCGCCAAGGTTGTTAATATTGTCGGCGTTGGCGGCTGCGACCTTTGTTTCCATCTCCTGCACGGAGCCAAGAATACCGAAGAACTTTGCAGCGGCGTGCAGACGACCCTGAATGTCCTGAGCCTGCTTTTCGTTAAACTCCGCCTGCTTGTCCGCAAAGAATAACGCCGACAACCATGTTGCGGGGGCAGAGTGGCAAGGATAAAGTTTATTGTACGGAGCGGCATACATGTGCCGTTGAAGCGTTTCGTCGCCGTGTGTCCGCTCGTGAGAGGCAGACTTTACAAAATCAGGATTACCAAAAAGGGCCGTCAGCCGGTGGGTTTCGCGGCCGCTGGTGTCTTGCGTTTGATCGAGCGGAGTTTTCATGAGTCTTCCTACCTCTTTAGTACGCCGACACAATCACCTGCGGGCCCTGTCGGCATTGGGGCTCCCGCTCGAAAAACCTGCGTTCCCTGCGGTTTTACAGTGCCCTCGGTGCGGCCAGCATACGCTTCAGTTGTTTGACGATTTACTCACAGACGGCATTTGGCTGAACTGCCAAGGCTGTTCGGCCCACGGGGATATCATAATCTTCGGGGCCGGCCTGTGGAAGTTAAGTTTACCAAATACCCTTGCAAAATTCAGCGAAACAGGCCTGATAGCCGAAAACGAGGCCGACAAGGCAGTTGGCGATTATGCCCGGTATTTTAAGCGAAAAGAAGCCATGGAGAACTTCCTCTACGACTCGGAGTCGCAGGTATGGAACCATGGAGACGACGTAATTGCGTGCAGACTCAGGGATTTGGGAGTACGCCATGAATTAGAAGAATGCCAAGGATTAGTCGGAGTTGCACACTATGATCAGATTGCAAAAGTTTGTGCGGAAGTGGGAAGACCAAAACCGCCTCGATTACGCGATGATGGCCCCAGTCTTGTATTTCCTTTTTATGACCTACCGGGCCGAATAACGGGCGTTCTTTTACTGCAGTACAACAACGCTTACGAGTCTAAACAAACGTACATTCCGCTTTCCGGCTGCCGGAAGCGTAGACCAGAGGCCGGCTACTATCTGCTTAAATCGGCGTCGCTGGCAAAGCAGCCGGCTTTTAAAAACACGCAGTTTATCTTTGAGGACGTATTACTGGCTGTAAAAGCCCAGTGTACGGCGTTAGCCAAGGGTCGCGGCTGGATGCCTATTATGGCCAGCTACACCGGCCCAGAAGCAGAAAGCTACGGGACAAGCTGGCAGTCTTTCGGCCCGGCGACCCGCATTTTCCACGGCCACAGCCCCACGCCAGAACTTATCAGCCGGGCCTGCAACGCCAAAGGATACGCGACGCCCATGCCGATTACGCGGGCAAACATTACACACGACCTGTTGGATGTCCGCAGAAAAGCCCAGACATGGCAGCAAGCCCTCCAATCAACGCTTGTCGGGGCCAACGAGATGACAGCGGAAGCGTTCGCCAAGCGGCTTACAATCCCGCCAGACAAATTAAATTCGTTTTTGATCAAGGTGGAAAAGTCGTTCTCGGCCGGGTTTCGCGAGCGTGTCATGCTCGTAGCCAACGCCCCGATCAATGCCCCGCTCAACGTGCAGAAAAAGTGGTTTATCATCGAACGCGAGAACGGCTGGTGGAATCAGATCGGCCGGCAGGTCTCGAACTTCACCCCAACGATTCTTGAAGTGCTGCACGCCGACACCGGAGAAAAGATATACAAGGGCACCGTCTCAATGAGCGGCGAGGTATATCCGTTCATGGACGCAGCCAAAAAGATCGAACGAATCGGGTTTTTAACGTACGCCAGCGACGTGGTCGCCCGGCACGGAAAGCTCGGCATCTTCGATCAAGTGTGGGATAAAAAAGCTCACCTGCTGGCCATGCAATTACGAACACCGACGCTTGTCAATGTCGCCACTAAATACGGCTGGGATGAGCACGCAAACGTATTCCGCTTGGCTCGCTACGAGATCACACACGCGGGCGAGGTCGTAAAAACACACCCGTGGCCGGGCAGAAAAACAGAAAAAGATTTTCCAGAGCCGACTCCGATCGCCCCGCTTCCAATTCACGAACTCATTACCCCGGCTCATGAAAACTCGTTTATCTGGGCTGTCGCCGGAACGGTAATCTCCGGTCTCGTCGCACCGATATTACGGAAAGACTGCGTAGCGACCGCACTGCCATCTGACGTGTTTGAGATCGCGGCCAAGGTAGGAACCGCCCTAGGCTGCGACGTCGAAAAAACCACTGCGTTTCAAAAGCACGTCGCCGGCAACTTCCTTGAACAGAAAACAGCCGACGCTACGTGGCCTGTCATCTGCTCGGGTGCGTTCAACGATGAGGCGTTCGGTCCCAACATCCCGCGGTATTTTAATAGGCCGCTGCTGCTTCGTGTCACAAAGCAAAGCCGAGTTGTTGCGATCAGTTACGGGTGGCAAAGCATTAATAGCTCGCCGACGGGGGCGGCAGTAGACGTATCGCCTCTCCGGTCAATCTTGCCGGCGTACATCCAGCGGATTCTACGAAACCGCATGAGTATGTTCGCAGCCCCGGGTAATTTAAACGACATAATTCTGCCCGACCTACACAACTGGTTGCTGGAAACATACGGGACGGCATTTAATCTTCCCCACGCCCGGTCACTCGTCCAGTACGGCGAACAGGCTCATACCGCCCTTATGGCCGAAATAAATGACGCTATTTTGGCGGGAAAAATAGACGTTTTGCCGCACCCCAGAACCAGCAAGCAAAATAAAAACTACGTTCTACAGAAAAAAGATTATTGGTGGTTGAATCGACGGGCTATAGATCGTTATTTTTATAGTGCTCGTAGTGTCGGCCCTAACTGGTTAGCGGTTATAGAGTTATTGCAAAAAGACGGTGTTTACGGCGGAGAAGAAATTATCCACAATATGCCCGGCGTCCTTGTTAATTCTAACTGGTGCGAAAGGTTTTACACGACACCAAACACACTGCCCGAAAAAGAGATCGGCTAATCATGCGTTATACAGAAACATTGTCGTTTCGGCCCGACCGCGAACAAAATCGCCACGATGACGGGCTTGACGATGATTTTATCGAGGAGGAGTGGCAGTTTGTCGAAGATGAGGACGACGACGACGACGACGAAGACTCGGACTTCGACATTAAACCAAAGACCAACTGGTATTTAGACGAGAACGATCTAGAGGACGAAGACGAAGAAGAAGAGGAAGAAGACGAGGACGAAGAAGACGAAGAATGGTCAGACGACGAAGATGACGACCACAACGAATGGGACAACGATGACGACGATGATGACTGGGACGACGACGAAGACGACGATCCTAGTTACAAAGAAAATTTTGACAACGAATTAGGCTTCAACGAATAAGAACAAATGCAAACATTCTTGCCCCTCCCAAGTTTCCGGGGGTCGGCGAGGTGCCTAGACAACAAGCGGCTTGGCAAACAGCGGCTTGAATGCAAACAGATTCTGCTCTGCCTCGGAATACCGATCGGCGAGCACCGCCCCGGCAAACGTGGCTGGCGGCATCACCCGGCAGTTTTGATGTGGGCTGGACACGAGGTCGCCCTGCTGGTATACGGAATCGTCGTCTGTCGCGAATGGACGTCGCGAGGGTTCCAAGACCGGCTAGAAGGCGAGTTCGTAACGGCGTACAGCCGCCTCCGCCCAACCATCGCCGCCAACCGCTATCCAGCGTGGTTTGGCGACGCCGAGTTCCATGCCAGCCACCGCAGCAATCTGTTGCGAAAAGATTTCTGGCACTACTCCCGCCTTGGCTGGCGGGACCCGACCGATCTCCCCTACATATGGCCCGTGCAAGTAGCACAGGCGGCTACATGAAGAAATACAAAACACGACAAGCGAAAGTGCTCGTCGACGTGTGCTGCGACATATGCGGCAATAGCTGTAAACACAAGCACATAATCCCCGACGACGAATGCTCTCCGGGTATTGTTCAGGATCAAGATTGCGAGTACGCAACGCTCAGTGCGACATGGGGCTACTTCAGCCGCAAAGACGGCGAAAGCTACCATATTGACCTGTGCGAAGATTGTTTTGACGAGCTAGTTGAAAACATCAACTCGCTACAGAGGCATAAACGCGAAAGCGAAAACTCATGACCAAAGAAACGCTCAAGATAATGGTGGCAACGCTGCGTGTATTCGTAGCGGGTGCCCAGAAGGGCAACGCCGTCACGGTGCATGCCCACGAAGTAACAAATCAGGTCTGCCGAGAATTACACCGCCGCAAGGAGAAGGAAAAGAAAAACACCCACGGTTTTGTCATCACAGCCTTGCGGGCGTTGAAGGGCGGCAGAGTTTTATTCGAGGCCGAAGATAGCTGGGAAGACGATAAGTTGAACCGGCCAAAGGCCGTTGAGTTCAAGCGGGTATTCGGTTTGACCGACGTCGCCCTTGAATATGTCGTCCGCAAGCGGCGAGAGGGCGAATCCGTCCTGCGAGAAAGTTTTCTAATCGACATGATGCGGGCTTTCGGTCTTTTGCCGAAGCTCGCACCGGCTGTGGTCCGAGAAGAACGCCCCGATGTTCTTATCGCGGCTGTTACGGAAATCGGGGCTAATCACGAGGAAGAAGAAGTTATGCAGAACACAAAAGTGGCCGGCAATAACAACGCCGCCCGAATCGCCTCTGAGGTACGAAACATCGGCGTCGTATGCCGAGACAAGTCACCAGAACGGCTGCTCGGGGCTTTGCTGCAGGTGTCCGCGTTAGACGCCGATTCGGCAACGGTTGCTGAGACGATCGGCTGGGACCCGCACACGATCAAGCCTTGCCGCGACGCTATTCAGCATTTGAACCTGATCGGCGTCAAGCAGGTTATGACCGTGAATATTCCCGGCGTCGGTCAGCACGAACGAAGCAAAGGGATATTTCTCACGCCGCTCGGCCGGCAGGTAGCCGAAGCCGGCGGGTTTGAAGACCACGTTAGCCCAGAGCAGCGGTGGTCGAGATACACCCACAGAAAGAAGACCGGAAACATGCTTAAGAACAGCAAGAAGCCTGCGGCCACAAACGGCGGCGGTGGGATTTCGCTCACACTTCCCGATGGATCGGTTATCAGCAATTTGACGGTGCAGGAAGCCGTAGAGCTTCAGCGTGCGTTTGGATCGGCACCGGCGGCAGCCGACGCGGCTGCGGCAGTTGGCGGCGGGCAGACACCTGTCGCCGTGGCGGCCCCGCCCAAGATGCTCGGCACATATCGCACCATCGGTGTCATGCTGAGTGCTATTACGACCGCCATCTGCTCCGCAGTTGAAAAACTGCAGACGATGGATGACTCAGAGGCCGTAAACATCGACGGCGTGTCATGCAGCCTGACCGAGATCGAACACGTCATCACCGGACTCAAGCACTACGTTAACCGGTGCTTGCGTGGCGAGGTCGAATTCGATCTTAAGGGACTGCAGGATTATGCGGCCCAGATGGACCTTGACGTTGAACGACTCGACCGGCAGCGGGAAATCCCCGTGCTCGGCGACCTCGACAAGGATGTTGGCTTTGGCCGCGTTCTGCGTGGCGAAAAGTCCATCAAGAAGGTAGTCTGGACACCGTAATGTCCAAGCCGGTGTAGCTCAGTTGGTAGAGCAGCAGTTTTGTAAACTGCGGGTCGCCGGATCGTTCCCGGCCACCGGCTTTTGTATACTCCATGCTAGCCAAGGAGGGCTATGTCATGGACTTTGTCATCAAAATCAAGGACATCAACAAACTCGGGCTCGTCGATGTCACGGCGATCTACAGCCGGCTGTCGTGGCCCGATTCCGGCAGCGACAGTTCCATCCAAAAAGAACTGGACAAGCGGTATATCAACCGCCAGCCCGGCCTGCACGACGAGATGGCCCTCGCTCTGGTCTGGCTCGACGACACGCTCGTCGGCTGGGTCGGCTCTCGGCCGTGGCCAGAAAAGTTTAAAGGAAGGCCAATTACGGCTCAGACGCTTGAGTGTTTCGTTGATCCCGAATACCGGAGAAGAGGCATCGCTAAGCTCGGCTTGCTGGCTCTTATCTCCGCTGGGGCTATTAACAAAGACGAGATCGTATCAGTCTACTCGCCCGAAGTGGTTCACCTTGCCCAGCAGTGCGGTTGCAAAGTCGTCATCTACTGCGAAACAGAAGGTAGATAACTATGAAGCGTTACCACGAAGAAAAGCATATTATTGGCCGGCGGTGCCACGAAAATCGCAAATTAATGCACTACGAACCCGATGAACCGGGAAGATTTCGTAAAACACACATTGGCTGCAACAAGGCTTCGTGCCAGTTGTGTCACCCGGAAAAGTATCCAAGACGCATTCCCACCCGAAAAGAACTCCAAGCAAAGAAAGACTTCCAGAAATATGACGAAGGTTGAAAACATGATTCACGACATCGAGGCGGCGGCTCATAATCTGGCCGACGCCGTTACCGCGGAGCAGACGCTCGAAGATAACCGTATTAACGTCAAGATGGCCGCCATCGAGCGAATCATGTCTAGCGGAGACAACCCGCTGACCGGCAAGCCCCACTCGTTCTCATCCGCCGAGGCCATGGTCGGCACCGACTCCGATTACCAGTCTTATCTTGAGCGGCAGCGGTCGGCCGTTCGTATGCGTATCATCGCCAAGGGTAACTACGACGCAGCCGTAGCCGCCGCCCGTCTCGGAGCCACCCCGCTTGTTTGACGGCAACTTTGACGACACCGCTGGCCGATACGAACTCAGTTCCGTAGAGGCAATACGAGAAGCGGCGTTAATCATGTACGGCCGGTTCATCGCCCATATGTATGGAGCCGAGCCGGACGAAGAGCAATCGAAAAGATGTACTGCCTACCTCTCGCTGCAAGAGACGGAGAACATCGTCCGCGAGCATAGTCACGTCTCAGACGACGGCGTGTACGCCATTGGCGGCGATAGCCCAGAAGAAGCTAAGGCCAAAATAAACGATCTTATGGCCGCATTGATGGATCGAGTCATGTCAAACGTCATTGCCGCCGGCGTAAAAGAAGACCTGCTTGACTGCACTTACGATTCAAATATTAACGATTTTTCGTTTGCTGTGACCGAGAAAGGCAAGACCATTGCAGAACGCCTCAAAAAAGAAAGAGATAACACTGGTTGACCAGATATTCGCCGAGATCAAGAAGTTCGAGGAGTTGTGCAGGTCGCTAAGCGAATACGGGGCACGCGATTCGGAACCAGACGGCGTATTTCAGCGGCTGATCGACGCGGCCTCGAAAGGCAAAAAGCCTAATGTTCCACGGGACGGCCGCGGCTGGGATTTGTTTACGCACAGCATGGACTGCAGCCCGGCGGCAGACCAAATGCACGATCAAGCCCTTAAAGTCGTACGGCTAATCGAGCAATGCCCCGTGCGTGATGTTGAGTCTCTTCGGCAACGTATTGAAAGTTACTGCTGGAGGATATACTAATGCCCATGGCATTCCACGGTAAAAAAGGCGACCGGGTCAAACTGGTATTCATGCCAAATGACCCCAACCCGGTGCCAGAAGGCACTGAAGGCACCGTTCTTGATGTGCAGCAAATGGACTGGGGTCACGATAAATGGTCTCAGGTCGCGATCTCGTGGGACAACGGCCGAAGCCTGTCCTGCTGCTGCCCGCCTGACCATCTGGAAATTATCGGCCGCGTTCAGTAGCCCGCGAAGTACTGTCCGCCAATTGCGTCGTCGGCCCAGTCGACGTCCCGCTCCGCAGCGGCCTGCTGCTCCGTGATTCGAGCCACGCCGGCCAACCGGGCAAAGTTCGGCCACGCCTGATTGACGTGCCACAAGCCAGCAGCCCCTAAATTCACCGCCTGAGCAAAGTCATCGCTTAGCAGCGTGTTGCGAGTAATGGTGTAAATATCGCCCCCAAGGCGTGACTCTGCCTTGTTCTCAACGAGAGCCAAAAAGTCCGACACAAGACCCGGCGAGTCCTGCGACGACCAGTCGTATTGAAAAAACTTGATTTGCTTGAGCTTAATCGCCTGACAGGTGTACAACAGCGAGCGGGTTTTGTCGAGGCTGTAGTGCTGCCGGTGATTCATTTCAGTCGGCGGCTTGAATACCATAAGGTCTTGTGCGGCCGACCGAACCAACCGCATCGCCATGACGCGGTCGAGATTAAAGCCGGCCTGCACCATCACCGTTTCGCGGACAGTACCCGCACCGGTGTAATCGTGAGCCACAAGGTCGCATTTGAACTTGTGGCACCATTTCATACATTCGATTGCTTCCTGCAAGTGATCGCCGCCGATGAGCAGCCGCTTGCCCCACAGGACGTCGATCTTGCCGTCTGCCATGAAACCCATGACGGCGATGGCTGTAAAGCTGATGCCCTCCTCGCCACCGCCGCCCCAGTCGATTGCCAGAATGCGGTTTTTGTACTTCTGCAGTTTTGAGTATGTCTTCGGGTCGGGCTCCTTCTTGTTCTCCCACGGCAGAATGCACGCCCCCTTCAAGTCAGTCTCGCTGATGAGCTTCTGCCCGGTGTCGATGCTTTCGCCCATCACCTCGTTGTAGAACTGGGCTTGGGTCATGTTCCCGAAGCCCTCGCGTTTCAACAGGATCGTTGACCACTTTTCTGCGTCTGAAAAGTGCAGCGGCAGAATAATCTGCGGGACGTGATAGCCGGCAAACTGCCAGCGACGCTCCGGGAACCGATGAACCCACCGCCCGTGCCGCGGGCTGATCGGCTTCTGGCACTTCGCACACACGGTGCCCGGGTACTTCTCGCTGATGTGCGGCGTCCACGGACCAATCATCGCGTCCAGATCATACTCCAGCGACGGTATGTTCCACTTGCCACAAGAATGACAAGGAATAAACCACTCCGCCTGCGAAGAACGTTTATACAAACCGTAAATTAAATTGTCGAAAGTTTTTGGCGTTCCTGTGAAATACATCGTACCCCATTTACTATACGACATCGTTTCTTGAATGATGGGTACGTGGTCTGGGTCCATGTCCTGAACTTCGTCGATGCACACACGGTCCGCCGACACACCGCGGACACGGTCAGAGTCTATCAACGCAAACGAGAACAACATCATTGAGTTGTTTTTAAACGACCGCTGCAATACTGAGTTTTCAGTTGATGTGCCTGACCATAACGACTTCACCGGAGACTGGTCGATAAACGGCCGGACATAGTTGTTCGAGAAACGTCGAATCTGTTCATACAGCGGCGTGATAAATAACGTCTTAAAAAACGGTATTGAGTTGGCAACAACCACGCCGTGAGCCGCGAGGCTCGTAGATTTGGAGACCTGCCGCCCCGTGCACCACACTTGATTCTTCGGTGTGAGGCATCTGAAAAGTGGAGAAAACGGGTAGTGATTGTGGAGAGTGTACGGCTTCCCGTTCAGATTGAGCACCAGCGGTAACAGCGGCTCCAACGAAGGAAATACACGCTGTCGAGCAAGAGCACCCAACACGTCCATACGTGCTTGCGTCGACTTATAATCTTTGGCGTCAATAGACGCCAATTCTTCCAGCAACGATTGGATGCCGGCGTTCGGCACCTCGATCTTTGCTGCGTTATTTGCAGGTTCGGCCTGCAGCTTATTAGGTGCCATATGGGTTACCGGGAATATCGCGGCGGGCGGCGACACGAACAAGAGCCTGAATTGCAGTGGCTTGAAGATAGCATAAACATGGTCTTGTCCATTCTTTTTACGACCGCTTTCGAGGTCGTAAAACTCGGTTTTCTGTTCGTGTGGAACGCGGTCCGCTTAATCGCCGGGAGACGATAGTCTAGCTGGCGAGCAGGCGTGTATACTGAGAAGTATCGCGTCGCTTACGGAGAAACGCCATGCCGCAAATTGGAAAAAGTGCAAAACTGTATATGGAACGAAAACTGCCGCACCTGCAAGGTACATTACGCGGCCCCGGACCACAACTTTACCTTCCCGATAATCCGGTGCATCACCTGAAACTTGAGAATCCGCTTCCCAACCCTAACTACCTGTACAACAGAAAGTACGTTGAAGGCGGCAAAACCAAACCGTGGCCGAGTGGAAATTTTGGCGGCTCCGCCAACATCTCGGCGACGGCACCCTGTAATAATTGCCAATAATGGCTAGTTCAAATGACCTGAATAAAACGTTTGCACAGTTATCGAGCTTGCTGCTTTTTGGCAGTTTCATCAGTTGGGCCGCAACTGGAAACACAAGCGGCTTCACGGTACTCACAATGATCTACTTTATGTTGGTCTCCACAAACGCCATCAAACGAGGCGAGACCTCAAAGAAGAAAAAATGACCGCACTCGACTTTATTGCCGTAATCTTTGCCGCGGGGGCAATCATCGAGGTCTGGCACAAAGGCTCGATTTTTGAGACCGCCAGAGCT